GATATATATTATCCTTACTAGTCAAAATAGATTTATATTACATTGATCCTTTCTTATATTATTTGTCTAAGATTTTTTTGCCACGACGAGATATTACAAATTATTTGTTTTATCGACGACGAAAAGAGAAAAGAATGCAAATTGTTAATTCACCTTGTAGAATTCATCCTCATCAGTTTTGTAATGTTACAGTTACAAGTACTGTGACTGATGAGAATGAAGAGATGGTGCACGTACCATCTTTTTGCGTTAAGCAATTTGATATGAAAAAAGATATGATGGCACACGTATATTCGTATTTAGCATCTAAGTATACGTTGCGTGTGTTTGGAAGGACAGTGAAAGTACATACAGTTCAAGATACTGAGAAGTTACTGTTAAATTGGTATAGAGACTATTTGACTCCCCCTTCTCGAATACGATTGAATGCTATGACCAGTCATACGAATAATCCTCAGTTAACTAATGTTCGCTTAGCTACTTTTGTGCCAGAGTTGTCTCGAAGAGTAGATAGAGTTATATCCACTTATGTAGGACATCTGCCAAATTTGCCTATAGCACCTGTGAAGCAGGTAAAATCCTTACAAGAGTTGTGTAAGCCTAGAACATCGGTGTATACTATATTGAATGAGACTGTGACGGTGAATGGTCGAGAGTATCCGTTATTTTATTATTCTACGAACTCATACGGAGAAGATTCTTTAAAGTTGATTAATTTAATGAGAGAATTTTCTTTTGATACAGCTCAGAGAGGATCTATGTATTCTAGAATACGATCGTTTGTTTCCCCAGCATTAAAAAATTTGGAAATGTTTTTAGAAACGGATGAATATGTAGGACGATTTAAGTTTCATTATAGTCCTGAAGTACTTCATACGTTTGTTAAATTTAGGACATCTGGAGGAATAATGGACTATCCATCATTAAGTTATGTACATGATGGAATTAAGTATCGTATGATGAATTCAGGTAATAAGTTGTATTTGTTTGAAGCGGCTTTAAGGGAGGTTCATAGGATAATTATAAGCATGGCAAAGGGAAACCCTTTTATTTTTCAACCATATAATATTACGAAGTTAAAAGCAGAGATTCGTTTTTTGTTTGAAAAGGAGTTTGAGAAAATGCCTAAGGCAATATATCGTATGAGAGAGTTTTTTATACCGTCGTTGACTTTAACGCTGATGTGTCAATTACTAAATGGAGATCGAATGTTGATAGAAAGAGGTCATGTGATGCAGATTGGATGTACGCCATGGTATGGAGGATGGTATCAGTTAGCCGTTATAATGAATTATGATAATCCTGATTTGTTTTGGGTAGACGGAGATATATCAAAATTGGATAAGTGTATTACAGATTGGCAATTGTACATTTATCTAGCGGCAGGAGCGCGTTATTATGCTTGGGATAAAATGGATAGAGCACAACGACGACTTTTACGAAAGTTATATGAGTTGATTATGTATCATGTAGTTAATAAGATTACTTTGCAACCAGGAACTATATGGGTACTTATATTAGGGGTAATGTATTCGGGAGGAAAAGAGACATCTCATGGTGATAGTTGGATAATGGGTTTTATTTTTTTTTTATATATTGAGTATATAAAAGGAATATATCCCGGATTAGCTCCTTTTATACAACAGAGTTTAATAGCTCGATTCATTATGATTATAATTTACGGAGATGATCATGTATGGTGTTGCCCTAAGGTATTAAGACAGGCTATAAATGCTACTTCTTTTGCTTCATTCTTGAAGACTTATTTAGGAATGGAGTTGAGGGATTATAAAGAATATGATAAATTTTTGTCAGAAGTAGATATAGCTACTGGAGTATTTCGATATAGAGGACCAAAGTTTTTAAAGAGATTTTTTATAGACTCTTTTATACCAGGATCAGCCCCTGTGTTACCTTATAAGCCGTATTTAGAGACTAGTGTTCGTTTGTGTGCTGTTACAGAAGAAGAAGGATATCCCGGTTTGATGTTGAAGAGTTTGGGATTGCGATGGGATTCAATGGGAACTAATCCAGTCACATCGGCAGCATGTTTGACTGCTTATAATTTTGCAGTGGAAAGATGTAAGAAGACTCCTCGTGAAATTTTTGAAGAGTGGAAAACGGATCCTAATAAAGAAAAAATATTGAGAAATTTGGTTAAAAAAGTAAATATGACTAGTGAACAGTTTTTTGATTCATATCCTACTGATGAGATGTTAATGGGTAGACATCAATTTCAACCTGAATTGTGTAATAATCGACCAGTGATATTTAGTATGCA